GCTTGTGCTAGCAATGACCCCATACTGCAGGCCTGTCCCATAACAATTGTAGATACGTCGGGCTTAATGAACTGCATAGTATCGTAAATTGCCATACCAGCAGTAACAACACCACCAGGACTATTAATATAAAATAAAATATCCTCATCTGGATTTTCACTTTCCAAGTATAGCATTTGTGCTACAATAAGACTGGCACTGTGTTCATTTACATCTGTGTCCAACATTACGATTCGTTCTCTAAGCAGTCGACTGTAGATATCGTAACTGCGTTCGCCATTGGCGGTTTTTTCTAAGACTATTGGTACTAAGTTTGGCATTAAATTCTCCTATAGACTTATTCTACAGGATTTTGCCTGTGTTGTCAACACTTTGTGAAATCTTGATGACGGAACCAACGCTTTTGTCCGTGGCTGGTTTTTAAGTGTAGTCCGTAGTATTCGAACTGTTCACGCCAAGCAAAAAAACTAGGACCGTGTCCGCCACTGTATTCAAATATACGTTGATTAGGTTGGTCAAACCTCCAAATGTCCCATTGATACTGATGAACCATTTCGTGTGCAAGTGTGTTCATAAACCATTGTTCGCAAAACCATTTGTCACTGAGTTGTATTTTGCACCAGCTACCGGTATGTTGCGGCTCGTCCAACCAGTGACACATTCCCCAGCATTTTTTTATAATACATTGTTGAATTTCTGGACGATATAACTCGTTATTGAATACATAACGGTTGATGATATTATATGCGTATATTAAATCGTAGTCACTGGGGCGGAACTGCTTACGTCTTTGGTAAGTTATACTGGGCAACGGTTGTGCCATTATTGATCGTATCGGATTGGGTCTAGCCACAAGAAAGCCCTCGCTTAGGTATTTACACCTAGGGAGGGCTGGTTATATTAGTAGTTTACTTAATTATGATAACTAATTTGTCCAATAACTGCACCGGGTTGTTGCAGAGCTGCATCTCTTCGGGCCTTATATTCAGCATTGTTTACATCCAAAAACTGTATATTACCGTTATTGCCATTGGTCATACTAACTGGAGCTGAATTTACCATTGGGGTTGGGATAGGATTAACCACAACACCGTTGTTAGTTGGAGCAGGACCATAACTTAGCGGAGCAGAGTTTTGTTGCTGTGCTTGTACTGGACGCTCATCTGCATCCAACTCATCAAAGGCACGTTGTGAGTTTGACTTCATATTATGATTGGCCAATGCACTTGCACGATTCTTACGCAACACGCTGTTCTCATCTAAAGGATAACGAACCAATACATAGACTTTGTATCTTTTACCATCAAAAGTAACTTGACTATCTACTTGCTGAAGATTAACCAAATCACCATTTGCAGTTTTCTTGATAGCAATTTCTGTAGTCTCTGCCATATCGTCATTGCCTTGATCATTTGCATAAGACTTGGTCATACTCTTAACCTTGGAGCCAACCATTTCAAGAATCTTACGCTCTGCACTCATACGAGCTTTGTCATAGGCCATTTGCTCGTCGATACTGACTGCAGTACCTGCACTAAAAATAGCATCATTGCTGTCTTCAGGCAGTCTAGTAAACCAAGCAGGAGCATTATAATCAATTGGTGCTGCCTTGGGAGGAGCATAATTGTTTGCAGGGGGAGCATAGCTGGCGGTAGTAATACTGCGAACTGGTGCGGCAGGTTGTGTTGGACCGCCGACAATCACTGGGATTGGGGGAGGTGCATCTTTACCACCTAAAAAGTTTGGCGCATTTCTTTGCCAAGTACTTCTGTTGTCAACAGGTACTGCCATTTGTACAGTGCCAGGGGCAACAATTTCCTGTGCTTGTGCAGTAGGAGGAGCTATGGTAGCCACTAACTGTGCACCTTGTAAAACTACGCCTGCGGCGGTCATTGCTACGAGATTCATAATTTACCTTTCGGTTGTTGATAATAATTCAATTATACACGATTTGTTAAAATTTGTCAATGACTTGCCAAATATTTGGCTGTACTTGACACGCTACACCCTGATACTGAACCAAATCTCTTTGGTTAGAACCAGTTTCCGCAAACCATCTGCATACTGTATGACGGTATACGAAATCTTGTTTGATCACTGGATGTTGTGGCAGTTGTACCCCGCGCACCATATCACCAATGTTCATACTTCTTACTTCCACTCCAGGCTCTTCGACGCAAGTTTCTTGCTTGGTAGAATTCATATGCCCTTGTGCATTTTGATCTGTCTTAACTTCGTACCTACATTCAGTTCGCCCTTCAAAGTTAGCCACAACTTCTGCTTGTGCCAAACCTGTACTGGCTAAAATCGAAATCAATAATAATGCTTTCATTGACAGTAGGTCCTTAATTGCCAAATCTTACTACGAGCAATCGCATTCACACGCCTTACATCACCTGTTAGTGTTTCGGGCATACGTGGTTGATTGCCAACTTGAGATTCTAGTGCCGCAATAATCAAATCTTTTTGATCGCAACTAAGACCAATGTTACGAATTTGATCGTAATTCATTTGCAATAGTGTTGGATAATTAGACACTCTTAACACTTCGACCTTTCCATTGATATTTGGAATATTACCAAGTATCGGTTGAGCCTGAGCCAACGTGCCAATTAATCCTGCGACAACCAAAAGTTGTTTCATTTGCGGTTCCTGTGTTTGTATCCAACCAAAACTTCTTTGAGTGCTTGTCCAGCTACCTGAGGATGTACACCTGCATTTCTAGCAACATAACGAATTGCTTCGTTAGTGGGCAGTTGAAGTTCAAAAATAGCAGTGGTTGCAGTTGACAAAATTTGGTCGCTCATTTGAATAGTCCTTATTGATTTTTAATTGAATTAATACGTTCTGCAGCTTCTACTATGCAAGCAAGTGCAAATCCTAAACACATAAAACTAAGTGACATTGTCATTTACGACTCCATTTTGTTAATATGTATGTATTATAGCAAGGTTCGGAATTTATGTCAAAAAAATAACCCGCGGATTAGGCGGGTTATTTGGGAGTGTTGTATAATTACAACAGTAATACTAAGGTATTACTTTTTTGTAGCAGTTGTAAATGTGTCTAAAATTTTGGAATAGTCAATTTTAGAGAATTTCTGTACAATTTTGGCCGTTTCTTCGGTCATTGTTGTAGCAGTATCTACTCCAGTTTTAACTGCTTTTTTAGTATAGTCACTTTGTGCATCAACAAAGTCATTCATTGCTTTGGCAATGGCTTCATTTGTTACAAAAGTCTTAACCCACATTTTCTTAGTAGTTTGAATGCTATCAATAGCTGTATCTAATCCGAACATAATATATCTCCTTAAAATTGTATTGTACATTTATTTATTGCAGTGCACAATGGTTTTTCAAGAAAAAATTGCAGATTAGTATTGGCTCACTAAATACTTGATCCAATCAATCATTTAAGGAGATTCAAATGGAACTTATCATCGCTATAGCAATTGTGGCAATCGGTGTCGCAATTTGGTTTAATCGTAAAAAACCCGAAGCACCAAAAGTCGAAGCAGAAACATTTTCTGACAACGGCATCAAGTTTACTGCACCAAAGGAAGAAGCACCAGCTCCTGTAGCTGAAGTTGTAGAAACTCCTGCCGCCGAAGTAAAACCAGCCAAAAAGCCACGTGCTAAAAAGCCAGCCGTTGTAGCCAAAACTGCAACTACTGCTAAAAAAGCAGCCGCAGCAAAAAAGGCTCCCGCAAAACCACGGAAGCCTAAAACAGTTTAATTTTTTATTATTAAGAAATTAGCAAGCCAGCGTAACAGCTGGCTTTTTTTTGATTAAGCAGTCTTAAATGTAGCACCAGGAATACTGCTGGAGTAAACTGTGCCAATTTGTTGAACTGTGACAACACTGGATCCACCGCTGGCTAAAAATGCAATTTGATTGCCCAATCCTTGCATATTGATGTATCTAACAGTTTCTGCTGGAATTATTTCGCAATTACCTGCGTAGGCTGTAGCACTTGCTCCTACTGCATAAAACACTGGATATGCACCAACACTAACACGTACTTTGGTACTGGCAACGGCAGAGCTTGCTGTACTAGAGCCTGTGCCTGCTGAAATAACTTGGACTGTCATACTAAAATTCCTTAGGTATATGATTATTTATGCAAAAATCATTTTGGCATAAGCTGTATAAATATTAATGCGGATCGCGATACTGGACATATCCACCCGCTCTAACAGTTTATAAGGAACTATCAGCATGACTATTTACCTATATGTTAAAACCCATCAAATAACAGGGTTAAAATACCTCGGCAAAACTACTAAAAATCCACATACATATCTAGGATCAGGTGTAGATTGGAAATTGCATCTTAAAGAATACGGAATCGACCATAAAACAGAAATTATTAAAGAATGCCAATCAAATGCCGAATTAAACAAGTGGGGCCGATACTATAGCAATTTATGGAATGTAGTTGAAAGTAAAGAATGGGCCAATCGAATTCCAGAAACAGGTGGCGGTCAATGCTTGCCAGAAACAGCCAAAAAAATATCTGCTAAACTAAAAGGTAGAAAGAAACCTATTAGGACTACAGAACATACGGTTAATTTAAGTAATGCTAACAAAGGTATTCAAAGACCAAGAACAGCAGAACATCAAAAAGCGTGGAATGAATCTTCTAAAAAAAATTGGGATAACAATCCTGGACGTAAACAAAAAGTTTCTGCATTAGGTAAATCTAATGCAGGTCGTAAACATACTGTTGAAACACTAGAAAAGAAAAGACAAGCTATGTTAAAATATTGGCAAACTAAAAGATCCCAAGTTGTTTAGCTTGATTGTATAAACCAAAACTAGCCAAGTTTTTACCTTTGCTTTCCGACATAATATCAAATCGATCTAAAAAACTCAGCGCCCACTCATTAACTGCGTTGTTCCAGTAGAAGTTACTGTGTGCACGTAGTTTGGCTTTTTTGTAGCCAGTGGCTAGCAATTGAGTATGGTCAGGCATTCTGAGGGGATCATGGCCAACAAGAACATCTTCACGACTGACGCTATAATGCATAGTAGGACGAACATCGCGCCAGCTATCAACCACCCTAGCGACTCTGTGATCTTGTGGACTGATGTATTCACCTTCGCGGATCCAATGGTGATGAATGTCCAAAACAATAGGCAGTATGTCGGCAAGTTCAAGACAATCATCTAAGCCCCACGAGTTTTCTTCGTTTTCGATAGTGATACAGTTTCTAGCTTCGGGCGATAAGCGGTTATATGCCAACCGGATGCCTGCGGGACCTTGACGGCCTGCAATGTGGACGTTGATCTTAAAGTCCTGGAAACGCTTGCCAAATCCCATCCAACGGGCCATTGTTGCATGATATTCAAACTCCTCTATACTTCTGTTGACAATGTCTGGATTATCTGATGCCAAGACTGTAAACTGACCTGGATGGAAGCTAAGACGCACATTGCGTAGCCTAGCGATATCGCCCACTTGCTGAAAGTGCTTTTCGCAGTAATCACGGATATCACTCCTGCGCCAGAAATAGCTCCAATCATTATGAGTGTACACAGGCAGTACATCACTGCCAATACGGACCATACGTAAGGATTCATCTAAGTTACCTACTCTTTCAACAAGTTTACGAATTGATTCTATGTTATGGACCATAAGGTCCCATAGTCGTTGTTCTGCAACTTCACGAGTTTGACGATTAAGCCACGCTACTGTAGTAGTTCCGCAGTTGAATTCTTTGGCAGTATCTTTTTGTTTGATACCGTCGATTTGGCTGGGCCCGTCAATCCACTTGCAGGCAAAGCCGATACGTCTAAGATTTGTGTGTTGCATAGATGTATTATAGCAGTATATTATAATACTGTCAAATTGGAATTACACCAAAATTAAACGTCAAATTCTATGCTGATAACGTGTTCATAGTTCTTTTTAATCAAACTTTTGAACATTATATTTTTGTGTACCAAAAAATTGGTTGCACCAGCATCCATACTGAATTTGGCTAACTGTTTGAAAAATAGTGCACGTCTTTGGTAAATGCCCATAGCTGTTGACTTTGCGCCCTGCAATTTGTAAACCGCTGTATTCCAAACGTGTTTTTCTTCTTGACTCCAATCGTGTATTTCAACAAATGCGGTCAATTGATTGTTGGCCTTGATCATTGCAGGCTGACTGTATTCTCTGTCTTTGAACTCTTGATTCTTATAGTCTTTAACTGTGGTAATAACCAAACGATTGGCCAAAGTACAAAGATACTGTATTTGTTGTTGCTGAACTTCGTCGGATTCAGCAAAGGTCAAATATTCATCTACTGCGACTACAATGTCATACTTTTTTGGATTCGAAGGATCAAATACTGTAAACTTTACTTTTTGCTTTTTCAAATATTCAATGACTTGGTCACTGACTTCTGCCACTGCAATGTTGTCGGACTTAATTGAAAAGATGGCAGGATTGAATCCCACAAACAAAATACTACTGGTGCCGAGATTGTAGTATTCTGTAATTTGTGCGATTATTTCTCTCTTGCGATCAACGATTTCTTGTTGTCTTTGGTGTAAACAAAATGCATCAAAAATAATGTCACTGTAATTGGAAAACAAAGTCATATATGATTATTCTTATTCTTTTTTATTTATTACGATATGTAATAATAAAAAAAGCGTGCTATTAACGCACGCTCTTGACTAACCACATAAGTTAACTTATGCGTTGCGAGTATTGCCGTAGTGGATAACTTTTACAGTTTCACTACTCTTAAGTTTACGCCAAGGATCAACAATTACTGATCCTGGTGCAATAGTGCAGTAAGGTTGGGTATCTAACTGGTCACCGGTGTATTCATAAGTAATCTTACGATTGTGTGCCCAAAGGAATACTGCTGGGCCGTCTACACTGGCTACAACTTCGCTGGGATCATCTGCCAATGGATCTACGTAAACAACTGGAACGCCAGCTTCTTTAACATAAAATCCAACCAATGTACTATAACTGCCAATACAGTATTCAACATCTGGTTTGTAGGCTTTACCGTGAATAACAATGGGTAATCCAGTGGCCTTGCTTTGCTCAACTAAAAACAATCCTAAGTTTTTGGCTTGGATTTCACGAGCGTGCATAATGGTATCAAATAGATCATAGCCAATATCATAGTGTTCGGCTAACCAACGCAATGCAATGTTATCACGTGGATGGCAAGCACCTGCATCGCCCATACCTGCTGTCATATACTTGGGACCTTGCAGTCTCATTGTACTACGAGCCAACGCATTGGTAACAACATCAACATTGATATTACCGATCTTCATAGCAAAGTCTTGAATCATATTTACGATACCGACTTTAGCACTGATATAGGTGTTGTAGAAGATTTTGATAGCTTCACATTCGTCCCAAGTGCCGATTTCATAGCGTGGATCATTTTGCATAATTGTTTTATACAATGCAATCAACTCGCCAGCAATGCCAGTAAGTTCGCCATCTTCAGTACCGATAATAACCATCTCTGGGTTGGCCATATCCCACTTAACACTACCCATGGCAATCAAATATGGATTGTACAGGAATTGGTGTTTTGGGTCCAACAACGTAATAAATTTACTGCGTGTGGTACCAGGCAATACAGTACTGATCAGTACTACTTTTTTACTGCTGGTAGCGTGTTGATTCACTTTGTTGATAGCATCGATTACTGCATCGTGCCCAAAGTCTTTTGGTTCCATATGACTTGATGGCACACTACCGTCGTAGCCAGCAGCGTGT